CCAGAGCGCGGTAGTTGGCGGAGCTGATGGCCGTACCCTCAGAGCTGATGGTCTGGACACCCGAGAGGCTCGGAGGACCGAAGCGGAACATCGAGATGGCCTGATTACCATTGTTCTTGGGGATCTGGGACTTCATGGCGAACTGATCAAGGATCGTCTCCTGCTGGACGATCGTGAGCAGCTCCTTGCTGAAGTAGTCCTGGAACTGGTTAGTAAGCGTGGTTGAAGTAGTAACTGGCATATTTTAGTTGTGGTTGGCCATTAGCCTTCGTCCCGGTCGAACTCTCTCGTCGCCCGCATGAGCGCATCCCTTTGCTCCTTCAGGGATAGCTTGGAGAAATCCTTCTCCTCTGCCTTGAGTTGTCCTGCCGGTACGCTTTTACCAATGGCGGTCTTCTGCTGGAGCTTATTGAGCTGTTCTTTCAGAGACTTGTTCTCGGCTTCCATCGACTGCGCTCGTTCGGCTGCATTCTGGAGCTTCACAATTTCGACAGCGTGAACGAGTCCATCAGGAGTCGCGGTCAACAGCGGGAAATTATTCAGAAGCTGAACAGTACGCTTGTACTCAGAGCTGTTCTGATCTTTCAGCCAAGCTTCCTTCTCGGACAACTTGCCGTAGTTTTCAGCCCACGACTTCTGGAACTGCTCCTGTTGAACCTTCTGCTGTCTTTCGCCAGCCGCTTTCCTGACATTATCAGCCTTGGCTCGCGCTGCCTTGGCCAACTGAGAATCGCCATCAGCCTCGAACTCCTTGGCCGCAGCCTCGTAGTCTTCCGCCGTATAGCCCTTCTCATCCCGATGAGAATTGGTCTCGGTAGCCTTGGATTGCTCCCGGCTCCTAGTCCATTCCTCACGCTCACGCCTCACCGCCTCGCGCTCAGCCTTGAGGGCCTCCTTCTCAGCGTTGATCTGTTCCCAAGTCTTAGCCTTTCGGTTCTGTTCCTGGGCGAACTTGCTACTCTTCTCCTTCTCAACCTTCGGCTCAGTCTTACTGGTCGCCTTGGCTTCGGTCTCTGATTTCGTGCTTACTTCCTTCTCACCACCATCGAACTCTTTGCTGGCGGTCACCTCATTTGAGGATTCCTGCTCAGTCGAAGCAGTCTCACTTGGTGTTGGAGACGACTCCCTTGGCTGGCTGTCGATATCGACACCGGCATCGTGATCTCTGGCTAGGGCGAGTAGGCCATCTGCACTGATTGATTCGTCTGACATGTTGTGCTTTTACTCGTTTGCTGGTCCGCACAGACCAACAACCGCAACTTTGATCCTATGTATTCGTGGCAGAACCCGGATCATCTTCCTGCCCCGTAATTGATTCCTGATCGGCCATCATCTCGATAACCTTCACAAGACTGGCCTGACCCATTGCAAATCCTGACGAGTATTGCAAATGGTTTCGATCAGTTATAGCAGAAGCGTTCTGCATCAGCACAGTGTTTAACAATGCGTCCTTGAATCGTTTTCCAGTATCGCTTCTGAAGAAATTGTTGAGCGCAATCGCGTCCTCCTTTCGCCAAGGAAGCGGATCGACCCACGCTTGGTGCCGCGAGAAAGTCCAAGCGGTCCTGAGCTTTGCGAGGAAGCTGATCATTTGGCAGCGGCCTTCTTCCGACCAGCAGCCTGACGGCGCATGAACTCCGCAGCCCCGAGGTTCTTGCGACCGATCCAAGCGGCCAGAGCCTTCGGATCATCCGCCCCCTCTTTCTTGAGTTGCGTTGCCAGTTTGCTGAATTTGGATTTCTTCTTCATTTGGTCACCAAGCTTTGCACGAGTGATACCTCGGAGTTGTTTTATCCGTAGCCGTATCGCAGTTATGCCGCGCACGGAAGCTCTTTCGCCGTTCCGGGTTGTCTTTCTTGATCTCCATATTGGGATCACCGAATCGGACCTTGATGATCGTCCCCTTCGGATTTTTCACATACACGGCCTTCTTCTTGGCCTCGCCCGGAGTGTAGAACGGCTTGTTGAGCGTTACTTTCTTGCCTTGGTATTCAGCCATATCATTGATTGAACAGTGGAGAAGCCTGAATGTCCTTCAAGCTTTCCGGTTTCTTGTTCTTCTGGAACCTGATCTTCGGAGGAACACCCTCTTCGAGAGCCTCCATGATGATCGGTCTTGGTTCATCCGGCAATTTCGGCGCGGTCGGCACCACGGAAACGGTCACAATCGTGTTGTTCATGGCTTTGAATTCACCGCACCAGTCATCTTCCTTCATAGTAGGCCAGCAACTGGGTCTACTGCTGGGCGGATACCTCCTACAGGTCTTGTCCGCGCTCAAAAACTGACAGTCTTTGCAAAGATTCATCACATCTGGGGTGCCATCTCAGCGGGAGGAGCCTGCGGCTGCGGAATCGGAGCCTGCGGAACCTGTTGATTCGGCAAAAGACCGCTGCTTGTGAGGAACTTCTGGATCTCCTTCCGCAATTTCCGCGCCTCGTTCGTCGCCACTTGCTCGTAAGCTTGGAGAAGACTGTCCAAACGCATCATAAACGCGTTCTGGGCCGCAGGACTGAACTGCTGACCCTGCTGGATCGCCCCATTCAGGTACTGCATCAGCACCCCAATGCGTCCGGCGTAGTTCTGACCCGGCTTCGCAGGCACCGGAATGCCCACCAGCAGGGTCGGAATCGTCTTGGTCTCGTCCTCCAGCTCGTCCTGAGCCTTCTGACCCGGATCACGGATCAGTTTCTTGATCAGGCTCGGATCATCCAGCTCCATGATGCTCTTGTCCAAGGCAACCTGATCCACCCAGGGCGAGTTCATGAACAACTGCTTCCGATTGATGGCCTGCTGAACCATCATCTGACGGCTCACCATGTCCATGCCACCCTTCGGCTCCAGCTCATACTGGTCATGGAGCGCGACCGGATCAGCATCCAGCGAATCCTCCGCGAACCGATAGCGCAAACTCTTGGAATCATACTGCACATACAGGCTCCAAGCCTGTCGGTACAGCTTGCCAAGAGCCATACGGAACAGCCGCGCCCGCAAATCCCCGCTCTGCATCGACTGAGCGTTGATGCTCTGGATCTCAGTAGCCGTCCGCCGGTCAGATCCGCCGCTCATCGCACTGCTCATCGCGTAGTCCGGGCTACCAATCCGGTTCTCCGCAATGGCCCGCGTCTGGTTCAATTCCTGATCAAAGCTCACGGGCGGCTGCGGCATCTGAACCGGAGCTACGCCATACGGGAGAATCTGTCCCGGCTGGAACCGCAGGTTGATGCTATTTGGCAACTCCCGCTCCGCACGGAACAACGGGCGATTATACAGCGTCATCGCGTCATGCTTGTGATTCCACATCGCAGTCATGCTCAGCTCGAACGCCGCAAGAATCTCACACACGCCTCTCGGGCTGAACCAGCCCTTGTCCTTGATCTCATACGGGAAATCCACGAACGGGCATTGTCCATGATCATATGGCAATTCCATAGGATCTCGGAGATCAAGATCCACCGCCGCAGGGCTATAGGTATAAACCTCCCACACCCCATCATCCCGCTTCCGATAAACCTCCCAAACGATCACGCCATCCGTGTTCGTTGTATAAGTGATACCCTCGCGCAACTGCTTCGCGCTATCCTCGGTCGCCGCCCCCGGAATATTATCATCCTGCTGCGGGTTACCACGGATCTTCTCAATCGTCTTCGGATCACTCTTCCACCCCAACTGCGCGGCCACACGCTTGTACGCCGGAACACTCATCGGCATCACATGCACCGCCCAGTCCGCATCCTGCAAATCCACCGTGTACGCCGGAACCACGAAATACATCGGATCAATCGCCTCGAATCCCACCCGCTTATCCCCAGGATTCCAGAAGCACTTCATCACACCACGCCCACTCATCAGCGTGTAATCCACCCAGCTCAACACCTCATCAACGAAATTGGTCTTCTCCCGAATCTTGTAATTGAACCAATCCTCGGCCACCCGTGTATAAGCATTCAACTGCTGGCGCATCGGAACAAAGCTGGCCACTACATCCATACCAAGAGCCTGCTGGAGGAACAACGGCTTCAGCTTCTCGATGGCCGTATCAATGAGCGGCCAATGCAGATCCGCCGCCTTCGGCCACGGCTTGTTCGCACGGCGCAACCCATTGTGCCGCAGCTCATACCACCTCGTCTGCCGGATCTCCCACGGACTGCGTTGGCCAACAGCCTCCACAATCTGGCCCTGCAACGCATTCCGCTGTTTATCGCTCATCATAAATTTCTTTCCCTTTCCTACCCCCCAACATCGCAACCAGCAAGCGCAACCCCTTTCTCACTCGGTTCCAGCGGGCCAATCTCATCCTCCAACCTCTCCATCAAACTCCGCCCATCCTCGTTCACCGCCCGCATATACTCATCCATCCGCTTCCCACCCCCACCACAGAAAGCCAGTACTACCGCATCCGCCCGATCAGGACTGTTCACCCCACGGGCGCGAAGTTCGTCTTTTCCTTCGAGGGTGAGCTTCCCCTTCCCATTGGTCCGCACCTTCCGACTCACGAACTGCTGGAGCAACACCTCATCCGTCCCCACCGGTCCCAGATTCACCTTCCCCTCCTCCACCATCCGCCCAAACTCAATCCACATCTCCGCCGCCCTATTCACGAACTGATCATCCCGAATGGCCCGCTCACCAAAGTTCACCCGCCTCACATCCCACCCTTCGGCTCTCAGCGCATCACACATCACCACACCCATCCCACCCACATCCGCATAAATATCCTCAGCCTTCAGCTTCCACTTGCGGAATTCGCTGATGAACCTACCCACACTGGCCATCGTGTCCTTGTCCCGCCAACGAATCAGCCCCTTCACCGTGTTGCCCTGGCGAACGACCATCACACTCTCATCCCCACCCGCACTGAAGTCGCAACCGGCAGTCAGCCGGTGACCGTCCGTCTCCTCCTTGGGTGGGCCACTAACCAGCTTCTGCCAGTCGGCAGTCCTCACAGCCGTCAAACTCCCGTCGTCCTCCATGAACTCCGCATAGATCATCGACCGCACCAACGGATGCCCCTCGCCCCACCTCGCAAACTGATCATCAATCCACTCCTTCCGAATATGCGGGCAATCAAAAGCGGTAACGGTAAAGGTCTGCCACTTGCCATCATTCCGCCTGAATACATCGTAGAAATAGCCGGATGAGCCTCCGGGGCTGCTCATCAGCAACGTCCTCGTAGGCTGACACCGCTCCATCGACTGGAAGATCCCGTCCGGCACCGCCTTCGCCTCGTCCACTATATACATCAAATCCCCACTCGGACCCTGCACATGCCAGCCCTCAGCCTTCTCAGGATTGCTCGCTGAGAACCCAATACACCGACTCACCAACTGTTGGCCATCAACTACCTTCGGATACACATACCGGATCTCGCCATCCTTGATCGAGAAACCATTCTCCTCACCCCCCAACCCATTGATCATCTTCCTCAAATGCGGCCACAACGCATCCGCCACCTGACGATACACACCAGCCGTACATACCACCAAGCTACCCGGCCATCGCAACATATGCCAGATGACCGCACTCGCCGCCACCATACTCGTCTTGCCAGAACCATTCGCAGCCTTCAAAGCCACCTTCGAGTGCTTCTCGTTCAAGGCTCCCAATACCTTCTCCTGCCAAGCATAGGTATCGCGCAATCCAAGCATCATCTTCGGGAAGTTCTGCAACTGCTGAGCTTCCTCCAGTAGCTTCCGCTGCTTCCAAGCAGGGATATGCGAACCCATTCCGAGTGAAGTGGATTTCTTCTTCTTAATTTGCTTGACTGCCATAAAATTGTGGTGGGTAGGAGGAGGGGGTATAAGGTCAACCCCACCCCCCTCGTGGTGGTCCCCCTACCCCCGTGGTCTATTATACTATCCTATTGTATTTAAATATGAGTCATTGCTCATATGCTCATACACTCTATTATACTACTTATCCTATTTAGATTGTCCCCCGAATGCTCCTAACAGTGACCCGCTGATGGACAACTCCTTTCCACCTTTACCGGTATGTTCTAGGGAGGCTCTGGCGACGTATCCTCTAGTTCTCTCCAACAACCATGCGCTTCCTTGCCAACCGTTCCCGCATTGGCGCACTACGGAGGATAACTCTAGCTCCCCTTCCAACCTGGCAAGCTCTAGCTCATTAGCAAAGGAAGGGTTGCGCCTGAGATAGTCCGCCCATCCGCCAGCGTTCCCGCTTGGGAATCCCGCAAGGATTGCCACCCGCTCCAACGGAATTCCCAACTTGCAAGCTTCGATGGCTTTTTTTAGTTGCTCCACGGGAACAACTTTCTGTGGCCTCCCCACCTTCTTCTTCACCTTCTCAACCGCCAGGTTCTCCCCTTCCTTCGGCTTCCCTTTCCCTTTCGTCATCCCCTTCCCATAGCCTCGATTTATTTTCTTTGACTTTATAGTTGCCGAACGTGCGAAAGAGTGGTCTCCTTTGCGTGCGCCCTCTGAATATGGGCATTTAAAACCAATGAAACTACGCATCCCCCCACGCTTCCAAGGTCCGCTCGCGGCTTTGGGCTTTCTCATCCTGATGGCACTCGTTGCCCTCATCGAATCAATGGGAGGTCTCCAATGAACGGCTTCATTCTCCACGAGGATGCCCACCGAGTCATCATCGCGACCGGATTCGACACCCCCAGCGACAACCGGAAAACCGGCGATATGGTGCAAGTGTGGATTCTAGTCCGCGCATGCGATCCCGTCCGCGCAATCAAGGAAGGTCTCGATCGCTTGATTTGCGGCAACTGCACCCATCGGGGCGATGGGACCGGAGCCGGCCGTTCCTGCTACGTCAACGCCGGGCAGGCCCCGCTTGGTATCTGGCGGGCATGGCAAGCGGGCGCTTATCTTCCGCTTCCTTCGGTGTCCGTTTTCGCGGGCCGGCGGGTCCGTTTCGGCGCGTACGGCGATCCCGTACACCTTCCCCTCAGTCTCGCCTTGGCCATCGCCGGCGTTTCTTCGGGGTGGACAGGCTATACTCACCAGTGGCGAAAGCCTAGCCTCCAAGGTTGGAAGGGTCTCGTTATGGCCAGTGTCGACACGGCCGCTGAACTCCTCATCGCTCGTTCGATGGGTTGGTCAACCTTCCGTG